CTCCATGAACTGGTCCCGATCATGGCGACCATCCCGGACCAGTTCATGGAGTACCTGGACCAGCTGAAGCCGATCAACTTCTGGTCTGAGCTGTCCGCTGAGATCACACCGATGAAAGACCGGGCCATCACCCGGCTGGCGTCCGGCGCCGAGATCCCGGCTGAGGTGCTCACCGGCATCGGGGACGCGAATCACTGGTGCAAGCCCGGTGAGACCGAGGTCTCACGCCGGACGGATGGCGCTCGGAGGTCCGGATCGGGGACACCGTGCTGACGCTGGACCACGTGACCGGTGCTGCGCGCTGGTCACGGATCCTGGACCTCTACCGCGCGCCGGTCACTGATGAGCCAATGCTGACCGTGGACCTGTCCAGCGGGCACGGTGGCCACCGTTTCGAGGTCACCGGTACTCCGGATCACCGCTACCCCGTCATCCGCGACGGGGAGCGCCTGGTGGTGCGCGGGTTCCAGCTCCAGCCCGGCGATGTGCTCACCCGGGGAGCGGTCGCCCCCTCCCCGGAGACCGCCACGTTCTCGGACGACCTGGTCCGTCTGGTCGCCTGGTACTCGGCCGACGGCACGCTCACCGGCACCGAGGACCGGCCGGGACAGATCCGGATCGCTAAGAGCTGGCGTGAGAACCCCGACGCGACCGCGCGCATGGTGGCCGCACTCACCGGCGTGTTCGGCCCGGCCCGGGAGTCGATGCCCGCCGGGACCGGACCGGCATGGCGCATGGAGCGCCAGGACCGGGGGATGGCGGTCGCCGTGCTCAACGCGCCCGCCCGGGACGTGCTGCTCGGCATCGTGCCCAGTAAGGCCAAGGTCATTCCGCGCTCGTTCGTCGACAAGATGACCGGCGCGCAGCGTGAGGCGTTCCTCAGTGCGTGGATGGACTCGGACGGTGAGCGCGGGCGCGCGGTTCTCCAGCGCGAGGAGGCGCGCCTGGACGCGATCGAGTACGCGGCGATCCTGTCCGGCCGCCCGGTGCGCCGCTTCACCCGGGAGTCGGGCGGTTTCAAGGTCGGCACCATGCACGGCCTGTCCATTGCCGCGATCCCGACCGCCGTGGTCATGGGCGTGCGCGAGACCACCTACACCGGCGAGGTGTGGTGCCCGGTCACCGAGACCGGGACCTGGCTGGCGCGCGAGCCCGGCGGATGGACCGAGTACACCGGAAACACCGCCTGGCTGATCTCCGAGGAGGGCATCCGGTGGATCCGGGGCTACCTCGGTCTCATCGCCGACGCGCTCACCCGGGGCTTCCTGCGGCCCGCGCTGATCGCGATGGGCGTGACCGACCCCGAGCGGTACGCGTTCTCGTTCGACACGTCCACCCTGGCTGCCCGGCCGAACCGCCTGGACGAAGCGATCCAGCTCCACGACCGTGGCCTCCTCAGCGATGAGGAGCTGGTCAAGGCCGCCGCCTTCTCGGTGGACCAGATGCCGGATGAGGCGGGCCGCGCGAAGCAGATCATCTACAAGCTGGTCATGGCCCAGCCGGACATGGCGCTGGACCCCGAGGTCCAGAAGATCCTCGGGCTCCCGCCGATCAAGAGCGTGGGCCTGCCGCCGACCGCCGACCAGAACACCGACGGCGAGGACCCGGACGACGACACCGGCGCGGACGGCCCGCCCAACGACGGCACGGCGCCGGACGAGTCGGACTCCGAGGCGCGCGCCATCACGGCGGCACTGGACCGGCGCATCGCGATCGCCGCCTCCCGCTCGGTGGCGCCGCCCTCCCCTGAGGTCGTGTTCAATGCCAGCTCCAAGCTGATGGTGTACCGCGCTCTGGAGCTGGCGGGGGGCCGCCTGACGACGCCGCAGGAGCGGCGCGGCCGGTGGTCCGACGTCCCGCGCCACGAGCTGCACCATCACGTCGGTCCGATCACCGTGGACAAGGCGCTGAAGGTGACCGAGGGGGCGTGGAACCACATCCCGTCGGTCGCCGCCGACCTGGGCGTCAACCCGGACGACCTGGGCGCGCTGCTCCAGGGCTACGTGACCGAGCTGCTGACCCGGGGGATCCGGCACCATGACGACCTGCTGTTCGCGGCGCTCGGCATCGCGAACCGGGGGAGAGGGCTGGTGGACGCATGAGGCAGAACGGGGGAAGCCAGATGGTCGGCTCGGCCGAGATACCGCCGCGCCCTGATTCGCCACCTGATCCCCCGGACTCTGCCACGCCTCTATGGGCGCACCACCTGTTGACCTCCTTCTTGACAGGACACCCGCTGAATTTCCACGGGGATCGCCCGCCCGCCGACATCCAGGCGCGACTCAACGCGGCCTGCGCAGCGGGCACTCTCGGGGGCTACCAGTGACCGGCCCCGAGGTCTGGGACGGGCGCGGCACCGACCCGTGGCTCCCCGCCCGGCTGGAGGCCCGCGTTCAGATCGCGGCGGCCGAGCGTTCGATCCGCGACGCCGTATGGGCGGCGCTCTCGGCCTGGGTGGTCAAGGTGGCGCGCGCGGTGCTGCGCAACGGCGGGCGGCCGGACGTGGACGCCGTGTGGACGCTGGTGCCCGCCTGGCAGGCGGCAGTCCGGGCCATCGTCACCGGACCGATCCTGGAGCTGCTGGGCTCGGCGTACCGCACGCTGTTCGGGGACGACTACCCGTGGGATCAGCGCGCGTTCGTGGTGCGCTACCTCGCCGAGGTGCGCAACCGACTGGTCCGGGTTCCGGACCAGGTGTTCGACCTGATCTCCAGCGACCTGGCTGAGGGGATCAACCTGGGTGAGGGCATCCCCGAGCTGTCCCGGCGCGTTGACGCGTCACTGTCAATCTCGGGCTCCGAGCGCTGGCCGAACCGCGCCACGGTGATCGCTCGTACCGAGACCATCGGCGCGATGAACGCCGGGCGCTCGGACGCGTTCGCCGCGCTGATCGATCTGGAGCCGGACACCGAGTTCGAGACCGTATGGCTGGCGACCGACGATGCCAGGACCCGGCACACCCACAACGAGGCGGACGGCCAGCGCGTGCCGGTCGGCCAGCCGTTCACCGTAGGTGGGTTCGAGCTGCGTTTCCCAGGCGACCCGTCCGGCCCTCCCCAGGAAGTGATCCAGTGCAGGTGCGTGGCGCTGCTGGTGGAACGCGGAGAGTCCACCGACATGAGCAATCGACAGTTCCAGGGGACGAGATGAGGCCCCGGCATAACGCCGGGGCCTCGGTAGGCGACAGGTCAGGAGATGTACGCCAGCACGTACGCCTCGTTGATCAGCGTGGCCGCCTGCTCGAATTCGTCCCTCTTGTGTGCGGCCATGGCCTCGGCCATCTTGGGCTGAGCAGCGGTCCATCCGGCGTCGGGTGCGTTGTCCTGGATCGCGAACCCGACTCGGTTCAGGTAGGTGGCGCTGGCGACGCGGGCCTGGGTGTTCGACATGGGGTGCTCCCTCGGTTCGTTCGGTTCAACCTGACAAGAACTACATTACAGGCTTGACTGTGAAGTGTCAACAACCGGCCCGGACCGATCCGGTAGCCTGAGCACGACGAGGAGGAAGCCATGGGTACGAAGTTCCGCACCATGCTCGCGCCGATCGGCCTGTCCACCGGAGACGGCCGCCGGTTCGCCGAGGGCGCCATCACCCTGGCCGACCTGCCGATGCCGTTCGAGTGGGCCCGATCCCGCGAGGGCGGCCACGATGGTGCCGTCAGCGTGGGCGTGGTCCAGACCGCCACGGTGGCCACCGTCAAGGAGGCTCTGGCCGCAGACCTCATCTCGGCCGATGCCGTCAAGGGGATGGACCAGGGTCTGACCGCCGTGTGGGCCACCGGCGAGATGTTCGATGACGTGGACCGAGAGCGCATGCCCCAGCTCGCTGAAGACGTCGCCACGGTCATGCACCTGATGGGTGAGGGCACACTCGGTCCCTCGGTCGACCTGGACTCGTTCGAGGCGACCCCGGTGTTCGAGGGCTCCGACGAGCCGGTCACCTGGGAGGCCATCGAGGCTTACTACGAAGAGCACGGGGAAGAGCCCAAGCTGGAACTGCTCGTCACCGAGGGCCGGGTGCGCGCGGCCACGCTGGTGTCGATCCCGGCGTTCGCCGAGACCTCCCGCCCGCTGGAGCTGATCGAGCAGGACGCGGACGAGCTGGCCCTGGCCGCGTCCACCGATGCCGAGGTGCTCGCGCTCATCGCCAGCGTCGCCACCGCGACGGCGCTCCCGAGCACCACGGCTTTCGACCGGCCCGCCCTGGACGGCCCCACGCCGATCACCTGGGACCACGCCAACGGCCGGGTGTTCGGCCACATCGCCACCTGGCGGACCTGCCACGTCGGGTACGCCGACGTCTGCGTGACCGCTCCCAAGGACCCGGGCGGCGAGTACACCTGGTTCAACCGGTTCGCGGTCGAGACCGATGGCGGCACCGTGTGGGCCGGGCGGATCACCGTCGGTGGCCACCACGCCGGGCTGGCGCTGAACGCGTCGGCCACGATGTCCGCCTACGACGGCAAGACCGTCGCCGCGCACGTGCGTGCGTACGAGGACGAGCACGGGATCGTGGTCGCCGGGATCATC